GTTGTTCTCTTCATGTTCGCGCGCGCATGAGCTGTTCCTCTGCATTTGCGTGAACCCCTCCGGCGATTTTTCCGCCGTGTATATAAAATGTCTCTTCCCCTGCACCGCTCCCAGTTAAACTGTGAAAAAAATTTTAGGGGCGGGGGCCTTTCGAAAAATTATTTTTCGTGAATTTCTACATCGATGCCGAGCCTTCTTGCATGTCGCTCACACTCAGCGATCCTGCTCGCTATAGTGTGCCGTCTCTTCTCTGTTAGCTCAGAGTTTCCATAGCCGCCATAGAAGACTACGAGCTTCGAAGGATCTATCTCTTCGAGCTCTTCGATCGTCGGTGCTGTCCTGATCACAAACACCTTGCTGACATATCTGTGCGCTGCCTCACTGAACCCTCGCAGCAGATCATTGGCCAGCATCCGCGCAGCCTTGTTCCGTTCACCTTTCGGACGTGTCACCCTGAGCGCTGCGGCTAAAGCATCGAGATCATAGACCAATCCATCGCCAAGGTTCTTCTGTGCGTATGTTGTCTTGCCTGTTCCCGGATTGCCTATGATCAGAATCGTTTCTTTCCTGTTCATTCCGCGCTTCTCTTTGAGTTCTTCCAGTAGCTCTCTGCCGAGCTCTGTCAGCTTTCCTGTCGCTCTGTCGTGCATCATGTTGTGCACCTCTCCGGATAAGCTGATCAGGTTCCATCCGCAATACTGATACTCAGGATAATCGTCTGCCGGAAAGATGTGGTGCACAGTGTTGGCTTCTATGTGTCTGCCTTCGCGGAGTGAATACTGACACATGTAGTTGTCTCTCTTCAGGATCCGTTCTCTCAGGCTCAGCCAGCGCTTTGTTTTGTAATTCATAACTATGCAACACAAAAGGCAGAGTCGTCTCTGCCTTCCGTGAACCTTATTCTTTTTTAATTGTATCGGTCTTACCGGACTTGCACCGGCAGTCCTGAGGGTCTGACGGAGCACTATTGCTTCAAACCGACGAGGGCAGAACTAATCTGCCTTCGAGTCGTAAAGGTGATTAGCGCGAATCACTGTTTCCAGTTCTTCACGCTATCATTGTAGCATACCCTGTTGTACTGATGCGTACGCAATATGCGGACAGTTGTCTATCTGTTGAGAATCTCCTGTGCTGCTTCGAGTGCCTGTTTGTGCAGCGCTCCTCTGACATATGGTATCGACTTGTAATGCAGATTGGCTGTCACATCGCTCCAGTCCAGCAGATTAGAATATCTGTCGCGCAGGAGTCTGTGGTATACCGGATCTGCTACTGCATCGATCACGTCTTCGACTTCCAGTCTTTTCCATTCCGCCTGGAAGCGCAGCGATTTCTTCTCTCGGATCTTGTCTGCAAGTGTCGCATGCAGTCTCTCGAGCGAGCTTTCCGGACTCGGTGCCTTTGGCATGCCGTCGCCTATTGTCGATCTGACAGATGTCAGCCTTTCGCTGAGTTCAGTGATCTCCGCGTCAAGGTTGCCTATCAGTCTCATCATGTCCCTGTACTGGTTCAGATATTCTTTGATGTTCATGGTCTACTTCTTCCTCGGTCTTATAACTATCTCATAGTCGAGTGCATCGGCTATCTTTGCTATCGTTGACATTTTGCTGTCTGCCTGCCTCTCATACTGTGCGATCCTTTGCACAGTCATCCCCATCTTGTACGCTAACAGTGTAGCGCTTATGCCTTTGCGCTCTCGCATGTCTCTGATCAGCTTGCCTGTGTTCATTTCTTTGTGTTCCACGCTCGCCCTCCTTCCTCTGCATGATTTTATCTACAGGAATCCCCACTCCAAGAGATCACTGAACTCTGTCTGCTTCAGTGCCTCGAATCTTGCGAACGATTCCTCTTTGATTCTTTTACCTCTCCAGCGCTTCCTGTGCGCTGCGTTCTTCTGCACGGCATCGTCTGCGATCATTCTGTATGTGAGTGTCGGGATGCCTGTTATCGGATTTGTGTATTCCTCTATCGAATCCGGATCAAGGTGATATCCCTTGACCGGTCTGATCTTGTTTATGTCAAAGTCGCACGCCCTGGCTTCCTGCTTCACTACTACAGGATCCTCGAGGTTGCGAGTTCTTCCGTATCTCTGTCTTGTTGCCATTGAAGGATCTCTGAATGCAGTGTTGGTCTGCTTGATCAGATACTCTGCGAGCTTTGTATAATCTCTTGCATCATCCAGCGGCAGCACGTTCACTCTTCCATGCGGCCATTGACGAACGATCTTCTGTATATCTATTCCGCTCATGATCAGGTGATGATGCGAGCGCGGATCCATCTCAGTAGCCCATACAGCCTTCATTTCAGAATCAGCCTTCTTGTATTCTCTGCGCATCCTCCTCAGGAAGAGCTGCCTCTCTTTCAGAGCTTCTTCCTCAGTCATGCCTTTTGCATCTGTCAGTACAACATGAAAGTCACCCGGACCGAAGTTCGCATTGATTACTCTTGCGAGTTTTCTGATAGCTATTCGATCGTTATTATCCTGCACCTGTTTCGGAGTAGGATTCTCTTTCTTCTTCCGGCTCTTTCCTCTGACGCTTCCGTATGTCAGTTTGATAGTTCTGTCGAGGACTGCTCCGGCGATACATGTCTCTTTGATCAGTCGAGGTTTTACTTTCATCTTTCTGAGTTGGTTCTAAAGATAATGACTGTATGAACCTTCACGACGGCCTCGATCGCCGCCTTGATCCATTGCCATATATAATGAAAACAATTAGTATCTGCGCTTGCTCTTTTTGTACTTGTTGAAGTAGAGCAGCTTCATTTCTTTGTTCCTGACATCCGCCTGCCTGGATCCGTATCCGTAGCACTTCGGACAGAAACATTGTTCTCTCTTTCCGGTGTTGATCTTGATCAGCCGGAACGCTTTCACTCTTCGCCCACAGTTAGGGCATTCCACAATATCTTTCATGTTTCGTAGTTGTCCCATGTTATCTGCTGGTATTTGTCCTCTGCATCATGCTGCGATGCGAGGCTCTCGTTCCATGTAACGTCTCCGTCCTGCTCGATCTCTTTGCCGTCCTCATTTATGTCGCCTGGTTTCATTACTGTTTCTCTTCTCCATTTCGTCCAGGATGAATCCGAGTGCCCACAGGATCGCGCGGATCCATCCGTAAATATTGCGATCCTCTTCATCTGCATCTGTCATTACTCTCTCAACATCGGCCACAGCGATCTCGATGTTGTTCTTATTCCATGCCAGTATTTTTCTATCCATCTCCGCCTCACTTCCACGGACAATCAGATGTCTTGCCGTTGACCGCGTCCATTATCTTGTTAAAATCTCTATCACGGCTTTCTCGGTCATTAGAATAGACAAACTCAAATTCCTCATATTCTGTTTTGACTTTCAAGACAGAAAGAGTTGAGTTGCCTATGCAGTTGTATCTTGAATCTTTCATTACTGATATGACATGTTTTGGATTAAATGCCTTCCCTTTTATTTCTATTAACATCATTTGCTCCTCTCTGATCGTTCTTTGAAACAATCGCAAGTGTGTTCGCCCCTCTCGTTGTGCTGTGAAGCATCTTTGTCCAAGTCGCATAAAATCATATAAATGAGATTTGTATAGTCCCACCATATGTCTGTGCAGTGCTCGCAGAACACACAATCTCTATCGCATTTCACGTTGATGGTAATGCCGCCTTTTGGATGAAGATTATCTTCGAGAAAAAACGTCCTCATTCATTGCTCCTTTTCCTTTTGTCCACAGTTCTCTCGAATGCCTTTTCGCAGCCCTTACGCAGAGCATTTAATATTGCCATTATTATCGCTATCACAATTGTGCCTACAATCAGCACGGCCATTATTATGTCAATCAGCGTTATTACTATCATTGGTCGTTCTTCCTTTCTCCGTCAGCACAGTACCAGTTATCGCCTGCATATCCTACACGCCACTCGCCCCAGTCATCATCCCAGTACGAAAGTGAGCATTCTGATGTGTTGGCTTTTTTACACTCTCCGCATCGAACGACTTCGATGCTTGGTGCTACAAGGATCAAGTTCTTCAGCATTTCCTCAAACTGTGGCGCTTGTTCCTGAACATTTTCATAAAGCCATATCGGATCAATGTATCTACTCATCTACGATCACTATCCCTATCGTCCACACCTTTTCGTCTTCGTCAAAGTATTTGATTTGCTTGGTTTCGATGGTTGGTGCCGTGTCAATCTGATGCTTTGAAACATAGCCGTAAGCATATGCGTCATCCTCTGTTTCATACTCATCGTAAAAGTCGACATTCAGCTTATCCGCATCAATTATCCTCATCGTCTGCTCTCCTGTTCCACCTATCAACCGCTGTTTTCTCAGAATTGCTATAATCACTTTCACTTGCCCATCCGTACTTTGTTTGCCTGTAGTCTCCAACGATTTCAAATCTACAATTTGGGCATTCGACTCTCGCTCTTGTGAAACGTCCTTCGCAATCTTCATGAGCACCTATCAGGTTTCCAGCACCTCCGCAAAACGGGCACGGTTTCAACTTGCTCATCTTCCGCTCCTTTTATCATTGTTCCCGTCGCGCAGCCTGTACTATCTGTACAATAAAATCTACACAGTCCACTATTCCTTGGATGTAGCCGCGCATCCATTCGACATTTCTCGCTTTGTCTTCAAGTTCTGACAAGTATTCCTTGCTTACCATGATATTTATATGATCGTCGTTAGTATTTCCCATTATTTTTCTCCCATCACATACTCCATTGCCTGTTCTGCTGTCAGCCATCCGACAGGATCCCCGTCATTGACTGCATTACTCATGAGTTCCAGCAGGCCTTCATCCTTATTTGTCAAAGGGCTGAAGCCTCCGTATGATCCGTATCCATGTATTACTGACCACCTGAAGCCTCTATGTTTGAAGTGTGTTCTGTACATCGGATAAGCGTTTAACTCTGAGGCATCTTCCCATTCGATCTGTTCTTCGTCCAGCAGATCTCTGAAGGTTTCCATTTCTTCTGTCATTGCTCTTCACCTCCGTGATATGGTTCAGGCAGCGGCATCCATGCGGTTACTTCAATGCCTGCTTCCATTTTGTCGCATTCACTCTTGCCATATTCTGCAAGCAGGTCCTCGCATATTGGTGAATACCACCACCACTTATCGTTATAATGAATTGCTGTTGCTGCAAACGGCTTGTCCTTGATGTCATCGTAATAGCCCACAGGGCGATGATTAACCCAACTAATGTTTACGACCTCAAGGTCTTTCGGCAATCTCTCACTGCAAGGTATCCATTGCGAGTTTCTCAATGCTTCAATAGCCATGAGTCCTGCTTGCCACGGCTCGTCTATTCTCGGCGGATTATGCTTCGACCATTTCCCTCGACCCATGCACATTCTGATGTTTATCCATTCGATAGCTTCATTTATGTTCATCGTCTGATTCCCTCCTTATGAACTCCGCGATTCTTTCATCGATAGCTCTTCCCACTTCAGTGTCGCTGATCATGTTGAACATCAGGACCGCAAGCAGTGCAAACATGCATGCTGCAAATATGATCCATATGATCGTGCATATGATGGTGCTCATTTGTTCCGTCTCCTCTTTGTGCTTTTGTTCTTGGTCAGGATGTCTTTGATCCTGTAGTGACTGTTTGATCTCGGGATCTCGATGTTGACTATATCCCTGTCAATGCCGACGTTTACGCGAACGTCGACATTAATAGTGACATATTCATCCAGCTCGACTGCGTAGAATGTTATGTCTCGCTTCATTGTTATCTGACCTCACTGTATCCGGCGATGTTGTCTTTTGTGAAACTTGCCAGCACTTTCATGGTCTCGTCCTCTTCTACCAGTATGAAGTCAACAGTTCCGCCTTCGTCTATGACTTCATCTGCTTCGATCTCGATATAAGTTCCTTCGATAAAAAATATGTCGTATGGTTTCATTTATCCCTCCAGTTTTGCTGATATAGATTTCTTCCTGATCACGGCAGCGCCGTCCTTTGTGTTCCTAAGTGAGACTGTTGAGTCAGGAACTTTGAAGGTGACTGAATCGATAAACCCTTCGATCAGTAGCTCGCCAGCCTTCTTGATTCCATCGACCAGCTCATCATCGAGCTCGAGCATTCCGTATCCTTTTGCAGTCTCTCCGCACAGAGTATCGATATTCTGATGAAGCTGGTATGTTCTTTTCAGCGGATTGTCACAGGCTCCGCATTCTCTTGTCGCGATGATATCTGCCTGCTCTTGCGTGTCAGCTTCTATGATCCTCGTCTGTCCGCAATATAAGCATATTCCTGTCATTAGTTTTCCTCCTCGATGTACTGATCTTCGATGTCTGCTCCGGATCCATCTCCCAGGCGTGCGCGAAGCTGATCATTTTCATGTTCGAGCTCTCTGATCTTCGTGTTGAGGAGGACCAGCATGCTCCGATGGAGACTTAAGCCATGCGCAACGCCTTTTGCATATTCGTCGCCATTGTCCTGTCTGCCCCAGCAATATCCGAGTGCTGCTGAAGCGAGTGCTGTTGCGAAGTACGCTATTGTTGTTCCTATCATGTTTATCCCTCCACATATGCCCAGGTGAATGCTCCCTTGCCGGAGCTTCTCCACTGGCCGAGTCCATTGAACTTGCCATAATCGAGCCATTCTTCTATAAGATCCCACAGCGCGCTATCCCATACGCAGATGTCCATCTCGAGAGTAGTTCCTGCCGGCACTGTCTCACTGTTTGCAAGTGCTACTCTTTCGCCCTGCATCGTCTGTGCTCTGAGCGGCCTCTGACAGTTGCCGATCTGTTTTTCTTTCGGCAGCTCCATCGTGATGTAACGCCCTGCCGGATCCGACTCATGCGGATAGACTTTGATCAATCCGTCTATTGCCTTCTTGTATGCTTTCAGCTTTTCAGACTTGCTGCCTTTGACCTTGCGGAGATAACCGCATGCGCTCTTGAAGAATCCATACATGTGATAACAGGCCATTGCCGGAGCTCCGCTATCATCTCTGTAGAATACTGTCATTTCGTTCTTGATCATTTCCTCTGCAGGAAGATGCTCGAGTTCTTTCTCGCGGTTCTCCGCATCAGGAGCTTTGCTGTTTATGAATTTCTCATGAATCTCTTTGTTGCCCGGATTCGTCCCGAGCATTTCATCTATCAGTGTTATCTTTATCCTTCTTGTTTCCATTTTGCTTAATCACCTTTCTCTATTCGCTGCCAGGCTGAGCTCTGCTATGCCTTCGCAGTTCCCTCCAAAGCAGTTCACTTCTATGCCGTTGCGACTCACCGATTTGCATTTCCACTGCATCTCATTACTGTGCTGCTCCGCTGCGGCTGCATTCGTATCCATTCCTTGCCGCCACTTCTCAATTCTCGCCTTTACTTTGCCTTTGCAGTGCCGTGTCCATCTATTCAAATCCATTCCAATGCATTTCTTGACTGCATATTTCATAGCCTATCCATTGCATTGTCATGCGCCTCATGGAATTGCTTCTCTTTTCCATTGCCGAGCAAGCCGTCGCTGTTCCATTACTTTTCATTACAATGCACATCGTTTCCTTTGCCATTCGTTTCGAAACGACTCAGGGCTTTGCGTTTCCATGGCCTCTCGGTTCCGTTCTCTTCCTCTGCATTGCAAGCTTCCTGTAGTGCTCCCGAGCTTTAGCCTTACGGTCTCTGTGATATGCGTCGGATATGCGCTGGATCTCTTCCTGTTCTGCGGCCTTTGCCTTTGCAATGGATATCTCCCTGCGTCTGTGAGCTGTCACATATGCGCATCTCCATATTCCTGACCATGCGATATGATCCTCACAGGACAGGCAGCACGATCCACAAACATCGCCGCCGTGCTTCTGACAGTTCGGTCTCCAGTCTCTTGTCTGCCTGGATGTTGTGCCGCAGATCCTGCAGATCATCCCTGTCGCTTCTGAAGCTGTTTTCTCTTGTCTGCTATCAGATTCCTTCTGCCTTTGTTCCTGCGCTGAGAATCTTTCAGTGAGGCCTTCTTCTGCTTTGTCTCGTTCTGCTGCGCTTGCACAGCGCCTGCTTCGTGCACGTTCTGTCTGATCAGAGCCCTGTGCTGCTTCCGTCCCGATGATTTCTTCATGCGATCCTCCTCTCCATGCTGAACGCCTTGTCTACGGCTCTCAGCTTATCTATGTTGGTCACTATGCTGTCGATCTTCTGTCCGAGCATGAATCTCGCCATCTCAGTCCCGATAGCTATCAGGCTGTTGCCGGTGATGTTGATCACTACGGGGCCAGTGATGAAGTCCAGCCTGATGAATTCCTCGTCCAGCGTGTGCATGTGCACATAGCTGATATCCTTGAAGTCCGGATGTGCGCTCAGCCATGCCGACAGACCTTCTACATAGTCCTTTTTTTCCTGATACATGTCTCTTTCCAGTATCATTTCGTTTCCTCCTTGTTCAGTGTGTCGCGCAGCCTCTCTGCGCACCATTTGTTTTCGTATAGGCCACCGCGGATCTCTCTGTTAGTTCTCATGTTCGGTGCGTCCTTATCTATGAGTCTGTATACCTGATACATTGTCACTCCAGCGACTGTTTGCTCCATTAGCATCCATTCACTCTTCATCTATCTGATCCTCCCTGCATATAGAGAAATATATGAGAGCCGCACCTGTTGCAGTGATCGCAAAGGGGATCACGATGCTCTTGCTGTCAATCAGGGCTGTGCCTATCATCATCAATATGAATCCTATTCTGAAAAGCATAATTTCACCTTTCCTTCCCTCAGCATTTTGTAGAGATAATCGCATGCTTCCGAATCTCCGAATGTTTTTCCGTAGAGTGTGTGATCACATCCGCCCTTCTTGCATCTTCTGTCGATGCCTCCTCCAGCCTTGCATCTCGGCTCGAATACAGGGCAGCGCTCACATGTGAATCTGATCCCGACTGACTCATACTCATCTGCCAGGCATTCCGGGAATCTCAGAGTCTCGGAATACTTAATGTATGCCGTCAGTCCATCGAACTCTACGCGCGGACGTTTGTCCTTCAGTTCCAGCAGCTTCGCGTTGAGCTTCTCGGAGAATTCCTCCGGTGTGTCGCCTCTTATTACCGCGAACTGCTGCAGTGTTTCGCTTCTCATTAAAAAAATCACCTCCTTGACTGTTAAGTCGTAAAGGTGATTCTATTTCTCCGATCATATTTAGTTGTATATCCTTAACAAGCATTCAGCTTGCTTCCCTACCCTCTTTCACTATTCCTTTCGTTATGATTTTAGGAATAGTTGTCAAAAGACTGGGTAAAAGATCGGATTATACATATAGAGATGTGAAGTCACCTTTACGTTTTTTAATATAAATCTTCCCTGCTCTACTTGTCAACATCCATTTGATCAAGTTCGAGAAGATCTTCGATGCTGCAGTGCAGAGCTCTTGCCAGCTTGTAGAGTCTGATTCCGGAAGCGCCGTTGATGTTCTTGTGGCCTTGTTCATAATCCTGAATCAGTCTCTGATTCACTTCGGAGAGGTATGCCAGGTCCTTCTGTGTGAGTCCCTGGGCTTTTCTAAGTTCCTGTAGCTTGCTCATTTTTATCCTCCTGTTATTCTATAACGATTCTATCTACTCTGCAGAGTCTGTCTGCCTCATACTTCCTGATGGCTTCCTCTGCATCATTTGCTATATATACGATCCCGTCATGTTTCTCTGTTGATATTGCGAATTCGTGTCCGCACCATGATTTTCCGAGATCCTGTACCCATGCTGTGCTTACTGTTCTCATTGCTCTCTCCCCTGCCGGAGATTAACCGCTCCGGCTCGGTGTGATGTTTCCTACTTATCAAATCCGCATTTCTTATCAAATTCATCGAGTTGCGCTGCTAATTTATCATGGAGCTCTCGCCACTTCTCTGAATCTGAGTTATTGCTGATAACTGTGCAAGCGATCATCAGATCGCAAACATCTATTCTCTTGAGTGTTATTTCCATCGTTCTCTGATTGTGTGTCATTGTTTTGTCCTCCCTATTTCGTGCTCTCTCTTTGTTGTCTTTATTATACGCTTATTAGCGTATATATGCAAGGACTTTTAATGAATTTCTTCAAGTAATATTGGAATGAATTGCTGATAATGTTATTCTGATTCCGGAGGTGATTTAGCAATGGGAATATTTGATAAGCTATTCAAGAAAAATCAGCAGCCTGCAGTTGAGCCTGCTCCTGCTGCAGATCCGGAACCTGTAAAGCATCCTGAGTTCTATGATTTCATTATCAGGAGCGAGGACGAAAAAACGGATAAAGCACTCGCAAAATATCAGAAGTTTTGGACGGATCCGGATGATAAGCATGAAGGCCTGAAGCTGATGGAGTTCAAGCGCGAAGGCAGCCCTGGCGACAAGAATTATCTATATCCTCCGCTGGATGTAGATCTTGAGCTGAAGGCTGTTGAGAATGAGGACGGAGTGCTGGAGATTCTCGGATACATAAATGACGGCGACGTTGACATCTATGTCGGGAAGGCTGCTAAGACAAAAGCGAAAAAGATCAAGCGCCTCATGGATGAGAAGGATCCGAAGATATCCGCCGAACTGTGCGGCGGCAAGGTTTGGAAGATGGAGAGCAGCGGATATGTTGATGATCGCTGGGAGGAGGATCTGATTGTCCGCGTCACATTCAAATATTATTGATGCACGCAAAAAGACCGGAGCGCAATGCCCCGGTCTTCTTACGTCTCTATATTGTTCGAAAGGAGGTGAAACGATGTGATCCGGTTTCCCCATCCCGAACCACCTTATTTTTTTTCGAGGTTTTCAATCCTCACTTCATGAGTAGCGACTTGCTCTTTGAGCTTGTCTATCTCTTTGCCGTGCTCAGTAATCCTGTTGTCCAGCTTGTCCACGGAGTCCTTGAAGTTGTCAATGCTGACCTTCAGTTCCGTGATGCTGGTATTAAGATCGAGGATCGGCTTCAGCACGACGAGAATCGCTGCTATGAACCCGAGCAGGGCCATTATCATATTATATGTCACTTGCCCTCACCTCACTTCGCTCTGTAGACTTTTATCCACTTTTTGCCTTTGATTTTGAAGCGTCCGTCTTCTGATGAGGTGCGTCCGTACCATTCCTCATGCGCAGCATGTTTTAGCTTTCCATCTACCCATATACAGATATGTCCGCTGCCGGACTTGTATCTGTATGTGATGATATCGCCATTCTGAAGATCTGAAGACTTGAGATCTCTTCCGGTGAGACTGAGCACGCATGCGAACTTCTCTGACTTTGCAAGATATGGCTGCTGCTGATCGAGCCCTCTCGGGAAGTCAGAATCTATCGTAGATCTGACGACTGTTCCTGTGAATACGTCGCACGATGCTCCAGCCTTTGACGCTTTGCCCCATCCGGATCTGTTCGGATATACCTTGTCGAGCGCTGCTTTGTATGCTGCAGTCGGTTTGCCTGAAGGATACTTTGCTGCCTTTGGCGAGCCGGAGTATGCGAGCTCTGTTGCCTTGCTTGCGATCAGATCTGCAGCGGACGGCTTCAGGCCTTCGCCGAGCTTATCATGCTCGTTGATATATCTTTGCCATGCCTTGCAGGACTCTGTGCCGAAGTATCCGTCCTGTTTGACTCCGAGAAGCTTCTGCCATGCCTTGATTGTATCTTTGCCCAGGAGTCCGTCCTGAGTTTTGCCGAGCCACTTCTGAAGCTGCATGATCAGGAAGGATCCGCCGCCTCCGAATTTCACCGCATTGATAGTAGGATAGTATTTCGCAAGTGATTTGAGCTGTCCGCTGATCACACCGTCCTGAGGTGTACCGAAGAGCTTCTGTGTGGCTTTGACTGTTGCAGGACCCATCTGTCCGTCCACTGTGACTTTTGTCTGAGGAACCGGATCCGGAACAGGCTCGATCGGTGTTTTGCCCGATGCGTTTGCTTCTGCCCATCTCTGCAACGCTTTGCATGAATCAGGGCCGAAGAAGCCGTCCTGCTTGACTCCGAGGAGCTTCTGCACGGCTTTGGTCGTTGCCGGTCCCCATGATCCGTCCTGAGTCACGCCGGCTCTCTTCTGTATAGCCTTGACTGTCTGCAGACCGAGGATGCCATCGACCGGAATGCCGAGTGCCTGCTGGATCTTTGCTATCGTGTTGTAATGAATCTTGCCATCGATCACAAGCGGCTTACTGAGGTCGAATGTCGCCTTGAAGTGCGGACGGAAGATCGCCTGGATCTCACTGGCTGTCCTTGTGCGTTCAGCGACGATTCCTTTGCTTGTGGTATTGCCTTCTACTGTGTGCAGGATTGTTGCTCCGTCCGGATAATCTGCGAAGCCGATGTGATTCGGTGTGCCGTTCGGTTCCCAGTCAAAGAGTACGATGTCTGATTCCATCGCGAGCGCGATCGGAATCTGCGCGAGATTCTTCCTGCACCAAGCAATCGCTGCCGGTGCTCCGACGCAGATTTTTCCGTCGAAGAAAAGCGCGGAGTTTCCGCCTCTTGCGAATATTGTTGTGACATATGCTGCGCAGTACGGCTCTCCGGCCCTTAGTCCGCAGTATTTTCTGAAGACTGAGCCTCCGTCGCCCAGGTAGGACTTGGCAAGCGCGAGCTGCTGAGTGTTAGTCATTCCCATAGCTACCCTCCTCTCCGAGATCCTCGTCTATGTCGCAGGCAGGATCCTCTGCATCATCTGTATTTTCTGCGAGCTCGATCTCTTTGCCGAGCTCACTCATTATCGGCGACAGCACGGCCATGACCAGTGCAACGATCATCGGCTTGTACTCGATCGGGATAGTCAGAGAGCTGACCAACAGGTCGACGTTTGCGACCAGCACGCCGAGCACGCCCTGCAGGATCGTGCGCAGCAGCCTGTCGCGAGTCTTGTTAGATCTTAGGAATTTCTTCATGTTGTCTCCTCAAAATAGAAGCCCGTCGCAAGGACGGGCTTGATCTGATTTACTGATTTAAAGGTCTATTTAACTACCAACATATTCATCGTCATATACATCTGTCAGATTAAATGTCGAGAAATAAGACAGCAATCTACTTGCAAGGAATGTGCCGAGTCTATGGTAGCCTTTTGCGTTGAAGTGACAACCATCGTGCGGTCTGAAAACAGTCCCGTTAAATTTTCCCATTCCGCACTCGTTCAGTACGTCTATAACAGGAAGCTGATAGCGTTTCGCAATGGCTCTAATTGTAGCCTCTGAATTTATAACCGCTTGCTCTTGCCATGTTGCATAAGTTGAATATGGCGGTGTAAGTAAGATAATTTGCGCATGGTTGCTTGTATCTTCCATAATGTGTTCGATTAATTTGCAATAACATCCGACCGATGTCTCTGCATAGTCTGCCCAGTTATTGTACGGTTCGACATCCGTTGCCAAAGTATTAGTATCCAGTCCGCCATTAGTTCCGAACATAATCAGCACAACATCCATTGTCGGGTCAAACGGGCATGAATTTTTATAGTTTTGCCACCAAGCAAGGCTCGACATTCCCGCTTTGCCATAATTTATGATTCCGCAGTTGAGTACATCACTCATAAAATACGGATAGTTTTCTTTGATTACATGGCTACCATAATCAACGCCTTGCGTTAAGCTGTCACCGACACAGACTATTTTCTTCCCATCTGTTGTTTTTGGCACTCGGATGTATTTTTCATCTAAGGTGTATCGGAAAGGAAGAGACTCTACTATTGCACTGGTGTATACAGCGAATGTTTCGCTGTATTGCCTATCTGCACTTAATCTCACATACGCTGTCGTTGCACTTGTATCAAATGTACCACCTGCGGATGCAGTTATTGCACCACCCCTTATAAATGTTTCATTGCTGTCATATTCACAGAAGAAACAAGGAGCATTTGTGTAGTATCTCAGTCCACTGTAAACAGGGATTAAGTCCGAATAGCCATATGAATTAAAGAATGTTTTTACTCCGTTCTGATCGTAGTAATAACCCTCAAAATGGAACGCACTTAAATCAATTATATTGCCATTTTCATAATTCGGCTTAGCAAACTCCGCACTTTTCGCACCAACGCTTTTTTCAGCAAGCCTCATTTTGTTCTCATACTGAAAAGGCTTGTATTCGGTAGGCACAACACTGCTGTTGACGATCATGAACAAGTCAAGATTCGCTATCTCAGTGCTAATTATTACATATGCGTAATTCGGATGGTCTTTCATAATCAGTCCCGATGAGTAATCGGACACTGATGAATTTTTTGTTTCTGACGCAACCCAATTCTTATCTGCATCATAATAGTTGAATATGCCGTGAGATGACCACCTGTAATATGAGTTCGCTCTTAAAGGTATGTAATCTGTATGGCAATAAGACGAAAGACCAGTTCTTACACCGCTTGCATTGTAATAGTAACCTTTAACAACAGTAGTCTTGTCAAACAGGTTCTGTGCATCTTCTCCAGTATAAGGTTCTCCGAAGTCAGCTAAATCTGCTTGCAGATCACCAATCTGACCACCCAAATCTGCTATCTGCTTTGTGTATACGCTTTCGGGCGAAACGTAAGCCGAAACATTAGACGCAGTATTAAATGTGAGTTTTATATATTTGACATTATCGTTCTGATTCGTCCATTTTGTATATGTTGGCGATTCTACCCATGTACTTCCGCTATAATCAGAATCTACCCTCGCTATAAAATTTCTTGTAGCGTTATATGTTGCGATTTTCAACCACGGGGCAGTTCTTTCAGCAGGATTAAACAGAACATATAAAATCTCCGTTTTGTCTATTGGAATGAAATCGGTATATGAGTAGAGACTATTGGTAATCAAGTTGCCCGATCCGTCTATAAAGTAGCCATCCGTTACGGATAGGCTGGTTTTAAGCCAGTCACTCAGATAATTCAAATCGTTTTTTAAATCAGTAACCTGTGTGCGGATTGCCGTGCCCAGGTTGGTGTACTGTACGCCGTCGGCTCCGTATCTTGCATCGATGATCTCGTCGGGATTCGGTGCGGTTCCGGACGGGCTGACGATGTTGTTTATCCTGCCGTTGAGGTCTGTCTTTGCCTGTGCGAGGTCGGCTGCGACTCCGGCTGTTATGTTTGTTACTTGTGTCTTGGCTGTGTCGTCGCCACCGTCTACTGCGATGTATACTCCTGATGTCAGCTCACCTTCGAATGTGTTTAATTCATGTATCTGCATTTTGCCCTCCGTTATTTTTTAGAGTAAACAGTTATTGTATATTCGCCTGCGAGTGCAGTTCCTGCTGCATCGGTGCATCGGACTGTGAAGCCGCCCGATCCTGTCCTGGCGAATGTGACGAAGGCCTCTGCGTTATCTAAGTATGCAAAGGCCGGAACACATCCGGATGGGATCAGGGCGCTGATGTCTGCAACGCCGTTTGCATCCAGTGTGACGGATCCGGATGCCTCGCGGAGGCTTTTGCCGGATATGGTAGTCACCTGTTCATATGTCCCATTGATGCCGTTTGCTGAGTGCATCATGCCGTTCTGATCAAATCTCAGCACGTTGACTGCATCCGCCATCTTTGGCTGATCCAGCACATAGAGTCTTGCCGGTCTACCTTGTGAATCATACGGGATCGCGATATATCCTCCGAGGCCGCCCTGGATGGATGTCAGCGCGAGCGACACGGATTCAGATATAACTGTGTTTGTTTCCTTCGAGATCTTGTCCGAGGTCATCTGCCCGAGTGTTGTCCTGAGCTCGTTCAGTGTGACCTCGTTGTATCTGTTCAGCAGCGTATCATATACAGTCTTCACGACTTTCTGCTGGTTCGCGACTACGCCGAGCGCCGGATAGTAGACCTGTACTCTATCGCCCAGGTTGACTCTCTGCAGCTCTGCATATCTCTCATATTCGGGAGTCTGCCATAGTTGAACGAAGTTGACCTCGATCGTCTCCTCAGGAACCCACGGCATTGCGCTCTGCATCAGCTCTCTTGCTTTAGTCCGCATCTGTGCGTATGTCGGTGCCACTCCGTCTTCAAGCTCGAATTCATCTGACAGATCAAGTGCTGCATAGTTGATCTCAGCGCCTTCTGCAGCGAATGATATATATTTCTCCGGCAGAGTCAGCAGACGCGTCTCATCCTTCCAAAACGGCACGACTGCATTGTATGTGCCGGATCCGTTTATCTCATGCGTCAGATCTACGAGGTTCTTCCCGTATCTGATAGCGACATCTGTGATCTCACCTCTCGCATTGTGCAGAATCGCCTTGAATCCATCGAACTCCCACTCGCCGCCGAATGTCTCCAGCAGGGATCCTTCCTCGCCTCCGAATACTTCTCTGATCTCAGTCGGTACATCGATCCCGAATGATCCGGAGACAGCTACATCAGTCTCGAATGTGAACGGATTCTCTCCGACCGCATTCGCAGCTATCTTTGTCAGCGCATCTGCTGCCGAGCTTGCTGTGAACGGCATCGTCACTATCTTGTTCAGCTTGTAGGATATGTGATGAGCATTGAATTCTACTATCCCGTCAATAGGAGCTGATCTGCCGTAAATCTTGAACGGCTGCAGGGTCCTGCTGTCGTCATGAGTTGCACCTATGTACATTCCTTCCTGTATCAGCGAATAATGCCGTCCATTGATAGGATATTCAAGTGTGAGCTCATACGTCCCATTCAGTTCTTCTTCGACAGTGCATGAAATAGTGTCGGACAGCGCCGCGACTCCTGCGCTGGTGAAGTCCGTTTCATTTGAGTCGTACAGGATCGGGATCATAAGTACCACCACCTCGGATATATCACTACCGACTCGATGCCGGATGTGAATGCTACTATATTCTCGCCCGGAGGTATTGTCGGGAATTCATAGTCGCTGAATGATACATGTGAATTCATGGATATCGGTTCCTTCGGTCCGCCTTTGTATACCTCGATCGGGATCAGGAGCTCGTCTGTGATGGTCTCGTCCTCTTCATCTGTGAGGTCGACCTTTACTCCTGCAGGGATGAATGCGTCCATGAGTTCGGAGTCGATATATATAGTCTGTGTTGTGTCTGATACTGTGATCAGATTGCCTCCGATGTTGATTTTCCCGTTTCCGGTCACAGCTATGACCGGCTTCGACTCAAACATCGTAGGATTTGTTATCGTTCCGTTTTCGGTAAAAGTGACAGGTTCGTCGCCGATCTTCAGCCAGCGCTGAGGCTTCGAGTCGAACTTGATCTCGAAGGATCCTGCTCTGTTGTACACTTTCGGATCGGTCTCGATAGCGTTCCGGAAGACTGCAGTCCTGTATTCGTCCGGATGATATGTATCCTCGAGTCTGCAGTATCCGTTTCGAGAGTTCAGCCACGTCCTCAGGTTCCTGAGCTTTGTTCTGAATTCCTCTGCATCCTGTGTTCCTATAAATGCCGGATATGTGATCTCGATATTCTCGAAGCCGCCTTCATCCATCCATATGGATCCGTTGCGTCCTGGTATGTGAACCATCTCTCCGATGCGTGCCGGTGAGTTGAATACTCCGGATCCGCTGATGAACGCCCCAAACTCGGAGAGCTGCCTGCCGTCAAATGTCAAAGTATTTAATAACCCCATGCGGCCCTCCTCTGCTTTTCTCTTTCGACAAGTCTCTGCTCCACGGCATCAGCGATCTTTCGTACATCCATGCCAGGTGCAGCGTAAATGTTAAATGTAATATTCTCGCCGCCTGTTTCTTCTCGGACTATCTTTCGCAGATCGTCCAGGGCTCCGACGAACTCAGGCCTTTTCTCACCGACACCGATGATACTCGGGCTGTCGAAGATTCCGCCCTTGTCGTACCATTTAACGCCCAGCTTCGGGACGCTCGGAGGATTCAGCGAGAATTTTCCGCTAATGCTGAAATGCGGCAGCTTGATCTTCGGGAAGCTCAGCTTGCCTCTCAGGATGCTCTTGATCTTGTTGATCGCGGTCCTCACGATGTTCACGGCTGTCTGTATAGGTTTTGTGATCGCTGTTTTGACCCCATTAAATATTGACTGCACTCTGCTCTTCAGAGAACTGAATGCGGATATCACGAATGTCTTGAGCTGTGCAGCTTTTGCCTTTACAGTGTCCCAGTTTTTATAGAGCAAAACGCCTATTGCGATTATCGCGGCGATTGCGGCGATCGCGATGCCTATCGGTCCTGCGATTGCTGTGAATGAGATCCCCATTGTGGCCATAAGCCCTGTGATCGAGCTGATTGCAAATGCGACTTTGCCGAAAACTATCAGAAGCGGTGCTATGCCTGCGACGAGTGCTCCGATAACTCCGATGATGGACAGTATCCTCGGATCGAGATTGCTGAGCCATTCTGCGAATCTGCCGACCAGGTCGACCACTTTCTCAAGTGCCGGCGCAAGGTACGCTGCGAGCTGTGAGCTTACCTGTGACAGCGCGACGGATCCGATCAGCTTCATTGTGTCCAGCGAATCATTGAACTGATTTGCTTTGTCCAGTGTCTGCTGATCCACATAGTCGAGGTTATACTTTGCCAGCGTATCAGCGACCATCTTATAGGTCTCTCCGCCGTCTTCTATCAGAGGATTGAGTTCTGCTGCGCTCTTTCCCATGAGCTTTTGAGCCAGTGCATCGCGCTCTGTCTCGTTAGTCATTTTTCCGAGTGCGCTGATCACGTCCTGGAAGATCGCGTCGCTGTCTCTCAGGTTTCCATTTGCATCAGTTACTGATACGCCGATAGCCTCGAATGCCTCTGACTGAGATTTCGATCCGTTCGCTGCATCATAAGCTGACTTTGTCAGTCTCTTGTTTGACTTCGCTATCGCTTCGACAGATACATCGACCAGGTCTGCAGCATATCCGTATTTCTGCAGATCTGCCGTGCCTATTCCAGTCACCTTCGACAGTGTATTCAGATCATCTGCTGCCATGCCTGCCTTTGCGGACATAGCTCCGAGGCCTGCGACTACTGCAGCGCCTGCAGCGCTGAATGGCTTCATTGCATTGCCTGCCTTTGTCAGATTGTCGCCGTATTTCTTGAACTGATCAGAGACCTTCTGCATGTCCATGCCTTTGATGGCATTGTCGACCTTTTTCTGCTGTGCTTCGAAGGTCTTCAGCTTGCTTTCAGCCTGTATGATCTCGCGCTGGAGAGTCCTGTAGTCTTCTGCAGACATTTCGATCTCGCCGGAGTCCACTTTTGCCTGTGTCTCCTTAAGGAGTTTCAGCTTCTCGTTTGTTTCAGCGATCTTCTGCCCGAGAAGTTCCTGCTTCTGCCTTAACAGATCGACGTTTTTCGGATTGAATTTCAGTGCATTGTTGACCTGTTTCAGTTCCTTGTCGATACTGGCTGTCTGTTTGTCTATCTGTCTCAGCGCCTTATCGAGTTTCGTGGTATCGCCCTGAAACTCTATCGTTACGCCTTTAATTGCTCCTGCCATTGTTTATCACCCGAAGTATGCTTCGATTTCTTCCTGTGTTGCTTTCCTGTATTTCCTTGCCGGTTTCTGCTTGTGCTTCCGGCCTTCTGCGGCAGGGGCCGCAGTCTCTTCTTTGTGTCTTTCGTTATATGCAATACAAAAGTCGACCATTTGGCCGACTTGCATTTTCCTTATTTCTGTTACTGTTAATCCTCGTTCGATTCCTGCGAGGATGATGTCGTCGAGTGTGATGTTTTTTCCTTCGGCTGGAGACTTGCTTTCACTTCTTCTATCAGTTCCTCCAGCCTCTTCAAGTTTTTTGAGCTTCCGAATCCTTTCAGAAGCAGCTTGAAGATCGCCGGGCCTACGACATCCAGCGGAAACTCGTCGAACTGTCTCACCCACTGTTTAGGCGGAAGGATTGTATCATTCGCTGCCTTTGCCATCGCCCAGGTCACATTCACTATAGAATCCACGAATTCGAACTGATACAACGGCAGCAGGATCTCCATAGCGTTTCCACGGATTGCTTCTGCAAGTCTTTCCTTGCTGATCTCGACTTTGTCTGAATCTGATGCTCCCTCTTCATAGGCTTCGGAAAGTACGGCCGAAAGAGCTTCTGTCACTGTAGCGAGTGCAGGAAGGATCACCGGAATGATGTCCTTCCCGAACTGATCTCTGTATTCCATCGTCCACGCCACGTTGTTGCTTAGCTCGACTTCTATGTTTCCGATTTTGATAACTTCTTTCATTGTTTCACCTCCAAAAAACAAAAGAGGCGAACGATATCCGTCCGCCTCCTCTCTCCTTATTAGCCCTCTGATGCGAGTGCAGGAACAGGAGGTTCTGTGAACAGTGTCGCATATCCTGCATCGCCTGGATGATAGGTATCGACTATAATGCCTGATGCCTTGTCACCGGTAAACTTTGCAGGGATGGATTCTGTAACAGGTTCTCTTGTTCCTTCCATTGTTCCGTACTCACGGTCAATGCCGCCGAGCGAGCCGTTGTACATGATGATCTTGCGGTTTTCTACATCGCCATCGATTTGAAATGCGATATATACTCTTGGCTTGACCGGATTGATCAGCTCTGCAAGGCCGCCGGATGCCGATCTCTTGTATCCCAGAAACTGAGTCTTGAATTCATCGTCGAACTTTGCGACCACAAGATCGCCGGATCTTGCAGCTGTCAGCTGTTCGCTGAAGTAGTCGATATTGTCTGCCCAAAAGTCGACCTCTTCATTGTCAGATTCCGGAGAGTAGCCCACGGCTCCCTTCTGATGGTATGGAGTGCCGAGAGTTACAGTTCCGTCGTCTGCGACTGTGTATGTTCCTATATGGAGCTCGGAAAAGCCGAACAGAACTTTGTTGTTATCTGCCATTTTTAGCCCCTTTCATTAAACGTAGTAATAGATCATGAAGGTGCCTTCATCTTCGAGATAGACATCTTCAGACTTCTCATAGAGGAGGCCGTTGTCCAGCAGGATCTGCTCGAGCAGCTCCTCCAATGATGGATTTTTGAGTTTGAAATATAGTTCGATCTGATAGGTGTTTTCGCGGTGATAGTGAGTATTATCTGCATCAAAGGTGTTCTGTCCGGATCCGAGCCATACAATGTACGGCAGCGGAGTCCGTTCCTTGTGCAGGCCATATGCAACAGGGATCCCCATGCCTTCAAGTATCGAATCAATATTGATAGCCATTCATGATCACCCCCTGTTCATCCTTCTCGCGATACCGGCTTCGAATTCTGCTATTCCCATCTCCTCTGCAGGAGCAATATGCGGAATTGCAGCAGCACGTTTGCCTGTAGCTCCGTACTGGTTGCTGACAGCGTGACCATATTCCAGGTTCATAGTAAGTCCGGGATATCTGCTGTTATATACAACGTATGTCGTCAGAAGCCCGTTTTTAATGCGCTTAAATGCCCATGCACGCGCATATTTCCCTCCACGCTTTGCCTGCTTAGGACTCGTCGCTTTGAGCTGGTCTACGGTCTTTTCTGCCGCTTCTCTCGCCGCTTCATTTGTCGCTTCCTGCAGCCGTCTCACTTCATCATTCAGGATCTCGCTGATTTGTTCCTGCAGACTACTCATAGTCTTTGATCCTTTCCTGTACAGTGAGCTCCAGCCTGTCTGAATCCGGAACCCTGTAGAATCTGATCACATCAAAGTGCCTGGTGCTTCCCGTCCAGTCGGTATATTCGACTTCACGCTCACCCTGCCAGTCTTTGTAGTGAGTCAGTACAAAGGTGTATTCCGGATGCAGATCGGACTGTGCTGCCTGATAATACTCGTTTCTCATGATCGACTGCACTCCGCAGTACACCTGTCTGCGGACAGGATCCTGTGGTATCTGATTTCCTACCGCATCTTTTGTATAGCCGGAAGGCTTTATCAGAGTTATTACATCGTCGATCATTGTTCTTTCACCTTTTCAGAAAACAGTCTATTGTTCATCAGCCATCTCAGCATACGAGGCATGCCGTCCTGACTGTCGCGCTTACGCCACAGCCACGCAGCATACATGATCTGCAGCATCGAGTCCTGATAGTCCTGAAGATCAAGAGTGATCCCTTCGGTCTCTATCGCTTGAGCTGCAGCCTGCAGATACTGCGTGAGTCTGCTGTCGTATGCGTTTGTCGAGATGCCGAGATCTACCTTCAGCGCTTCAAGCATTGCAGTCATGTCCATCTCGGCTCCTCCTTATACATTTTCGATAGCTTCTACGATCTGAGCCTTCGTCATTCGAGAAGACACGCCCTCGACCCCGTTCTCCTCTGCATAAGACAGAAGTGCTGCCTTTGTGAGTGTATTCAGGTCGAGAGCGTCGGCTCCGTTCTCCTCGTCAATTATTCCCCCGGGTTAGCGGAGTCCGGAGCGAATGTCATTGCTGCTGTCGGAGTTGTTCCGTTGATGCCGATAGCTACGAAGCCCTCAGCGATCACTGGAAGTCCGTCATAGCGTGCAGTTCCTCTCATGACAGTCTGATCCTGCAGGAACTTGACATGCTCGCTTGTAGCGAATCTTGTGCCTGCTCTCTCGCCCAGGAGATAGAGGTCGAAGTATCCGCCGATGATAACATTGTCAGGGATGAAGTTCAGCACTTCGATGATTCCGCCGACTACAGGCATTGTGCCGTTGATACCGGCAACGATAGCGCCGTTTGCATCGATTACCATGCCGGCAGCTACTACTGCAGTATAGGTCTGCTCGTTCATGACCCATACTTTCTCGCCTCTTGAATAAGCGCCCTTAGCTGCTCCGGAGTCGATGAGGATCTGTCTGAAGAGCTCAACACCTGTTACAGTTGCCTCGATTGTTTTGATGTTGGATGTGCTGACGTTTGCCCATGGTCTTGCTGTTGCAGGATAATCTGCAGGAGCCTGAGTCTGTGCGAGTCGTGTCACAACACCGAGAGGCATTCTTGTGCCGGTTCCGTAAAGGATAGCCTTATCCAGTGCGAGGCCGATTGCCTGTCCGATTGCTGTGAGGATCTCTGCTACGAGGTCGATGTCGCTGTCCTCGATGTTCGCATTGCAAACTGCGAAGTATCCGCCGACTCTCCAGCATCCGATCTCAGCATCGAAGAAGCTGAGGTCGAGCTCGTTGAGGTTTGCGCAGCAGTCTGTCCATACTGCCTCAGGAATAACTCCCATGACTACGGCTCTGCCTTCGCCGCCTACTGTTACAACATTTACATGCTTGTACAGTTTGGAGTATTCGAGGATGTTCTCTCTGATCAGGCCGAGCATAACCTCAGGAATTGTGAGGCCTACGTTTGTGAGAGCTCTCTTTTCTCTGATGCAAGTCCTGATCTGTCCGAGGAATGCCTGCACGTCTTCTCTCTGTACGAATGCAGTTCTTTCCTGCATGTTCATTCCGAAGAAACTTCTTCTTTTCATGATCATTGAGTCCTTTCTTTCTTCTGTTGTGTCTGCCGGTTCCGGTGCTGGTTCAGGATCTGCAGCCGGCTCTGCAGCGTCTTTCTCGATTGCGTCGAGATCAGCCTCAAGGCCTCTGATCTCCTCCTCGAGGTTTGTTTTTTCCTGATCGTGTTCCGCCTTCTCGCTCTCAAATGCTTCGACAGCTTCTCTGACTACTTCCATCTCTTCGTCAGTTGTGGCTTCGTCGATGCTGTGCTGGAGCTCGGCGGATCTGCTTTCGAAGTCGGCATCTTTTCTCAGGAGCTCATCGAGCGCCTTGCGCTTTGTGTCGATCTTCTTTTTGAGCATGAGTGCTTTAAGTGCCATTAGTTAGCTCCTTTCAATCTGTTGGTCATTTCAGCGCGCCACGCGTCCGTTCTGCGCTTCCTGATCTCTTCGTATTCATCCTTCCGAGCGCTCACGGATGTCTCGGAATATGCAGGGAATGTGCATACTGATACCTCATAGAGCTTGACCTTCTTGATCGTCCAGTGAATCGATCCGTCGTCTCGGAAGTCGGTTTCCTCCTCGAGGATGTCGAAGCCGAAGCTGCACTGATTCACATCTCCGCGCTGGACTCTCGAGTACAGGTTCATCGCGTCCCCATCGTTCGGATTGATCAGGATGGATCCCCACAGTCCGTGAGAGTCTTCGCGCAGTTCAAGCGTTCCTGCCTGATTGCGTCCCAGCACATACATGGTTTCGTGGTCGATCAGTGCGCGAATGTCTCCGCCGAGAGTGTCCGTGAATGCTCCCGGAGCTACAGACTCGCTGGCACCAGCCCACAGGTCATAGTTGCTATTAAAAACGGCGAAGTAGCCTTCAATTCTGAGCTCTTCGCCGTCTTCCCTCGTTTTGAAATCTGATGCGATCGCTCGCACCTGTCTAATGTTCCTATTCTTCTGTTTTTCCATATTTCTCCCTCGCCTTGCATCTTGCTGCATCGTCCGTCTGATAATATTTCATGCTGACTGCGCAGTACCTGACGTGCATGCACGGCAGGCCTGTCAGTTTGCACCATATCTTCTTTGGCTTCTTGCCTATGAGTTCGCACTCGTTGCATATCATCGCCATTATTCAGTGCCTCCGTTCAGCTTTGCCTGATCACCCAGCCTGTCTGCAGGGATGTAGTTCTCGAGCATTACAAGCTCGCTGAGGCCTTCTCTCGGACTCATGCCGATCTGATCTCTGACTTCGTTTCCGTCCACAACGCCCTGCTTCCGGAGCTCTCCGAATACCTGAGCGATAGTCTGAAGATCCCAGTCCATCAGTGACCGGATATTGAATTTCAGATACCAGCGCGGATTGAGTATCAGCTTGCGCGTCAGTTCCTGCTCGATCTCCTGTGCGACTACTCGGACTGTGTTAGAGATAAAATTGTTCCATGCGTCCTTGTTATAATCTCCAACGCCCAGGACGAACGGCGGCACGCCGATCACGGCAGCTACTGTGCGCTTGTCCATCTCGACTGAGTCGGATATTGCGAGATCCGCGAGACTCAGAGGCTTGATGGTCTGCACATCGAACTGATCTGCAGGGATCAGCCACGGCTCACCGGCTTCAGAAGATTCGACATATTCCTCGAGGATCTTCTTCCTGCCTTCCTTGCCTGAGAATTCATCGATCAGGCCGTCGACTTTGACAACGATCGAAGGCTTCCATTTTGAGCTCATGAATCCCTTCTTTGTGACTCCTGCCTGCTTGAGGTTGTTTGCCACATCAGAGAGGATCACTGTTATTCCTTTGCCCTTCCACGGGTAGAACTTATCCGGATTGTCTACGAAGTGCAGGAGATTGTCCGGATCGTAGCTCTTGCCGTCTATGAGGACTCTGTAGCCTGTGCCGGTTGTTTCCGGCAGGAAGGATACTCTGTATGCCGGTATCGGTTCGATGTTCCTGAGGATTCCTCTGCTCGTTCTGACTGTGCATACGCTGTTGCCCTTGCCGTATAGCAGAAGATTCATGACTATAGCTTCCATCCAGGTGCGTCTTGTCATGTTCTCATTCGGATTGATGTCTATTTTTGCTGAGAGCTCATTGAATATACGCGTATCTCCGGACTCGCCGTTCTGCATCAGCATGATCGGCATCGAAGATATCAGCGATGCGATTCGCCTGCATGCTGCGAACACTTCCGGATTATCAGCGAGTGATGTGTATCCGCTGCAGTGCAGATCATCATCGTCTGATGCTGTTACCAGGATTCCGATCTGCGATTTGCTTTTCGTCGCGGCTGCTCTCACGCCGCCTACCCTGTACGGCTTCAGGATGTTATCGAGTATGCTCATTTATCAGCTCCCCCACCATTCACGCGCCTTCTCGCGCTTTTCTGCATTTTTCAGTAGTTGCACAGTACCAAAAACCGAAGCATCGAATAGATCTATCCTCTGCTCCGGAGCGGTTTTCTCATATTGGATCATGTCGTCGGTTTTCTCGATCGCTTTTACGTTCTGCACGCAGTATTCATATGCATCCGAGTGCAGATAGTACAGTTTGCCGTCTTTTGCAGCCTTCTCGATGTATCTGAAGCCTTCGCTCTTGACGTAGTAATACTGAGGCTGGTCGATTACCTTGAAGCCCTTTGACTTCATAGTCTGAAAGAACTCCCTGGCGAACTTCTTGTCCTGTCCTACCAGCGCGATCTTGAATCCCCTCTTTTTCATGTCGAGGAACCACTTTACAACATCGGAGTAGTTGACTGTCTCGCTGTTGCACAGCGTCAGCCATCCGTCCTCTTTCCAGCCGTAGAGCGGTATATTGTCCTCGTCGGCCTTCCTTGCTGCCTGTGTGACAGGAAAGAATCCGTGCGTGATTATTATCAGCGTCCCGTTGTAGGTGCCGACAAGAGCGGCTGCTGTGAGGTCGTACATCCTCGACAGGTCCGCTCCGCCGTACCACCTTATCGGAAGCTTTGCAAGCTCATCTAATGTCCAGGAATACTTGCTGTCCGATGATCTGAATTCATCGATGTTGAAGTATGCCTTTATCGCTGCTGTGTAGATGTTCAGCGATCGTGATAAAAAGTCCTTGCGCTGCTGTGGATCGTTCTGAGCGTCCATAGCATCGCGCATCAGTTCCTCAGGCGATACTGTTACTCCGTAAGACAGATTAGCCTTCCGGTGCTGCTCTGCGCTGAGGTAGTCGACATCGCCGGACTCGTCCTGATCAGCCCTGGCTATCATGACGAAGAGCGCATCGTCCTTGATCGTGCCATTGACGACTTTGATAGCGTTCTCCATTCTGTGATATCCGAAACTATTTGGATTGTCTCCGGCTGTTGTGATGCCGATGATCATTTTGTTTCTGTAGGCCTTCATCGCTTCTTTGAAGCGGTTATACTGTGCGGCCTTTTTATATGCTGCGACTTCGTCCGCGATTGCAAAGTTGCAGTTGAATGAGTCCTGGCTGTCCGGATTCGATGCCAGCGCGATTATGTGCAGCAGGCCATCGATTTCTCCCTCTTCATCATGGAAGGTCTTCTCTATCGAATGATTGAATGAGTTGTCCAGGACTCGGAAGTCGTCGTCAAGTTCTTTGTAGTTGATATTGAATTTCAGGAAGCCGAAGGCCTCCATTGTCTGCTTGAGCGCATTAGCCACGATGTATACTTTCGATCCGGATCTCCTCTGCAGGATCCCGACCGCGAAGGCCAGCGCTGCCACGAATGCAGTTTTGCCGTTCTTCCTGGCGACCATGATGAAGGCCTCCTGGAAGCGTCGCAGATCTGAATCCGCCCAGTAGAATCCGAATAGATTCACTACGCAGAAGACTTGCCACGGCTGCAATAAAAAAGGCCGTCCCAGTAGAGGACGGCCCAGCATGTCTTCGCCCTGCTGATGCACGAAGAATCCTTCGATGATCGAGCAGATAGCATTCGGATCTTTCATTCTCAGCTCGAGATCCGGTCGAGTCAGATCATAAAGGAACCGCTGGCATGCCATGACGATCTCAGCGCCTTCGATGCGTCGGCCGGATACTACGTCCTCTGCATACTGCACCGCGATTGATTTATAATCTTTTGCGTTTATCATGATGTGATATTAAATGCCCATATCTTTGAATACGCTTTCAAGCGTCTTTTTCTGTTTCCTGCCGCCCTGCATCGCTTTGTCGTCTATGGCCTTCAGGCCCTTAGGTGTGAGGCCAAGTTCGCGCCAGTATTGCATTGCGGTCTTGTTCATGTCGTCGTATATAACGAGGATCGGATTCTTTTCTACGTTCGTGAAGCCGCCCTTGTTTGTTCTCTGTACTACCGGCAGCGCTCCGGAGTCCTCATAGTATTTGCGGACCTGATCGCGCTGCTCGAGGATCTCCGCGAGTGAAGATATAACACTGTCGAAGTATTCCCTGTATGTTCCGGCTTCCTTACACGCCTGCGTGATTCTTTTTTTCCACGTCTCTTTTTTCATGAGGGAACATCGCCTCTATCATTGCCCGGCTAACATATTCAGGCTCAACAGTTATTGTCGGGATCTGAGCGTTTTCCGAGTCGAATTTCACTGATATTTTTAGAGAGCACAGTCCGTCTATCTCCGGTACAAGATCCTCTGCATTGTCATGGATCCACTTGCCGCATTCGCTTATCGCATTCCGGAGCCTTTTCCTGAATTGTACGCTTTGCAATTTTCTGTCGATAAAGTTTGCCATGTTTTTTCTAATCTTTGAGGAGCACTGCATTTCTACCGGTTAGCTGCTCCCACCGGTCTATGATCACATCGCAATAGTGAGGATCTAATTCCACTGTCGCGCATCTTCTTTTCAGTTGTTCGCAAGTTATAAGGGTTGTTCCTGAGCCTCCGAACGGATCCAGCACGGTCTCTCCCTTCCTGGTGCTGTTTTTTATCAGCCTTGCGATAAGCGGCACCGGCTTCATTGTCGGATGAAGTTCGGATATGCTTGGCTTTTTCTCATGAATGACTGTCGTGCTTTCCTTGTCTGCATAGATGCTTTCCAGCAGTTCTCGCATCTCGTCCTTTTTCATGTTTGCGATGTTCGGTCTTGCGTCTTCGTAGACTGTTGACTGTGTCCTGTCATCTATGAAGTAGTGTGCTGCGCCTTCCTTCCATCCGTACAGGCACGGCTCATGCCTCCATTGATAATCTTGTCGGCCCATTACGAGTGTATTCTTTACCCATATGAGATTCTGCTTGATATCGAATCCTGCTTCCTTGCAGGCCAGTCTGAAATTGAGGCCTTCTGTATCTGCGTGCCATATATAAAAAGCCGCACCCGGCTTCATTCTGCTTTTGGCTGCAGTCAGTACTTTCTTCAGGAACTCCTGGAATTCTTTATCTCCCATGTCGTCATTTTCTATGACAAGGCCATCAGTTCTTCTCCGCAGGGCCTTTGCTTCTGATGGTCTCATTTTCTTTCCGAGTGCTACGTTGTACGGAGGATCAGTCAGAAGTAATTCTACCTGTGTAGTACCCCCCCCATGTAGCTTTTTTAACAATCTCGGGATCTGTGCTATCTCCGCATACCAGGACGTGATCTCCGAGCTGATATACATCTCCGAGTTTTGACTTCGGATTCTTCGGAGGATCCGGCATGTAGTTATCATCGACCGCATCTTCGACCTCTTCATTTGCCATGAATCCGATCTTGCTCATGTCGAATTCATGGATGCCAGCAAGCTCAAGATCTAACTTGTCGAAATCCCAGGCTGACAGCTCTGCTGTCTTGTTGTGTGCCAGCGCATATGCTCTTCGCTGCTCGTCTGTCATGTGATCCAGCCTGATGCACGGGACCTCTGTCATGCCGAGATTTTTAGCAGCCTTAAGTCTGCCGTGTCCTTCGACTATCACATTGTCCTTGCTCCATATGCCGATCGGATCATTGAACCCGAACTGCTGGATGCTCCACTCAATTGCTTCTATGTCCTCCCTGCCGTGAGCCCTGGCATTGCCATCGTACTCCGTCAGGTCGTCTACGCTTATCAGCTCGACTCTGAGCCGTGGGGATCCGCTCATGTTGCCTCCTGATGCCATCGAAAAAACAGGCCAAAAATCGGACTATTTTTTGAATGCTTTGTTTCTGCATTTTCAGTGCAGATTTTTGTTGTTCTCTTCATGTTCGCGCGCGCATGAGCTGTTCCTCTGCATTTGCGTGAACCCCTCCGGCGATTTTTCCGCCGTGTATATAAAATGT